CTTGCTGGTCAGTATTTATTACATCTATAAGGGCCACTTGTGAGTCAAGACACCTTAACCAAGGTCTTGGCCTATGTGGATAGCCCGTTTAAGCTATTTGCGCTGATCCTAATGGCAATCCTAGCCTTTGCTGGGTACATCGTCTACGACCATAAAGACCTAATCGTTGGGACTTACAAGGAACATCAGAAGCTACCCCAGATAGCCGAGGGGCGGGTCGATGACGCGGCTACCCACCTCTTTAAGCACACCAACGCCCAAGTGGTCGCTATCTTCAAGGTCAATCCCCTGATTGGCTCGCGGGTCTTGTACCGCGCCTACACAAAAGAGGGCAGGGACAAAACTATGGAAGGTTTAGACGTTGGCCTATTTACGAGCAACGCCAGCAATAATAAGGACGTAGTTGCGCTCATGGCTAACGAGATCCCTTGCGGGGAGTACAAGGCCGCGCAGTCCGAGGTGGGACTCTGGTACATCGAAAAGGGCATGACCTTTGGGTGTAGGGTGAGCGTTCCCCCTGACCATAGCCGCTTCATAGGCCAGATTACCGTGGGCTGGGCTACACCGCCAGCCAACCTAGACCAAGCAAAAACCATGTTGCAGATTGCCTCAACTATTTTAGCGAAGGAGAAAAAATGATTGGCTTAGATACCATCCTAAAGATTGGCGAGAAAGTTTTAGACCGCGTACTGCCCGACCCTGCCGCCAAAGCTGAAGCCCAGACCAAACTCTTGGAACTGGCTCAAAAGGGTGAGCTTGCCCACCTAGAGGCTGACGTTAAAAAGATGGAAATTGAGGCCAAAGACCGGGACTCAGCTCGCGGTCGAGAGGCGGCAATGGCTTCTGCGGATGTCCACCCTATTACCAAGAACATCAACTCAATACTGAGCTTGGGGGTCATTACCCTGTCGTTTATCCTCTTTGCGATCCTAATCTTTATTGAGGTCAAGCCAGCCGCCAAGGACATCTTGATCTATATCTTGGGCGTTTTATCGGCTGCGGTTACCCAGATCCTGTCCTACTACTTTGGATCTAGCGCCGGTTCCAAGGAAAAGAGCAAACAGTTAGATGATCTTTTGGAGAAGAAATGAACCTATCCGAACACTTTACCTACGAGGAACTGACCCGAAGCGAGACCGCCGAGCGTAACGGCTGGCTCAATATCCCCTCAAATGCGGAAAAAGAAAACCTGATCCGTCTCGCGGAGCTACTGGAAAAGGTTAAGTCTGCGGTTGGGGGGAAACCCGTAATGATCAACTCAGGCTACCGGTCAAAACAGGTTAATGACGCGGCGGGGTCTAAAGACACCTCCCAGCACCGGCTTGGCTGTGCGGCAGACCTACGGGTTCCCGGCATGAAACCTAGAGAGGTCGTAGAGGCTTGTATAGCGGCCTCTGTGCCCTTTGACCAGATCATCCTAGAGTTCGACTCATGGACTCATATCAGCGTCCCAAACACCCCGGAAACGTCCCCACGCGGTCAGAGTCTAATCATTGACCGGCAGGGGACGAGGGCTTACAGTTAAGACGCTTTCTCTTTGCCCTTACGGGCCTTACGACCCCCTTTTGGGGGTTCTTTTTTAGTACAGCGGGGCGCAAGTTACATCGATAACTACGTCCCGAGTCACCCCTCCCACGGCCCTGCGACCGTAAATCACCACAGCCCTAGTCCTAGCCGCCTGACAGTCTTGGATGGCGTTGGCGGTCTCCAAACGGGTCATGGCGTGGACTTCTTTATCCACGATGAGCTTCTGGGCCGGTGGCGGCACAGAATAGTCAACGGGGTTTGTGGCGCACCCAGTTAGGGCGAGAACTATCAGTAGTCTTTTCATCTTTTTTTTCCTTTTGTGAGCAAACAAAGCAGACCATTGCAATCATCGCAATCATCCACAAAATAAAAAACCAAATGTCGGCAGCGACTAAGTGAGAAATAAAGGTCATGGTTCACCTACCTCCTTGATGTTGACTATTACCTGAACTGGTTTGGCCTTGTAATACCAATACAAGTTCCGACTAAGCCATTCATTAGCCGCCCGCTGAGTTCTAAATGTCAAGTTCTTAAAGGCTTCTTGCGGCATCGCACCATGTTCTATCTGAACGTAGCGGCCTCGCGAGTCTTTAAGCGCCCAGCACTTAATCCTGTCCGGCATCTGATTTTCCGATTGAGGTCAGGGCTTGCGATAACTGCCAGCGCATATCCAAAATAATCTGCGTAATTTTTTCGTTATCGGCAAACGCCGGGGTTCTGGTCAAGCGCTTTAGTTCCGACAGGTTTAGGTCAATCTTAATGATCATCGAAGAAATATCTTCCATAAGTCCCCCTAAAAAGGAATGTCATCAATTAGGCCGGTGGAGTCAAAGTTTTCTTTTGGCTCATCGCGTACCTTGTCCTTTGGAGCCCCGGCAAACTCCAACTCATTTAACCGCGCCCTGAGCGAAGTACCGGTCGTTCCGTCCTTGCGCTTGTATTCCTCAAGGTGGGGCTCAGACAGCGTCACAAAGAGGCTCTGGCCCTTGATTAGGTGAGATTGGAGCTTCTCCACGCGGTCACCCCACATGGTTGCGGAGATCCATTGCGTAGGGCGCTTTCCGTCCGCACCCTTTTTACCGTAGTCCATAGCTAGAGATAGATCCATGACCGGTTTTCCATCACCGGTGTAGCGAATTGCTGGGTCTTTACCTATACGAGCTAATCCAATTAGTAACATTTTTAATCCTTATCAAAGTAAACTGCTTTGTTGTTATAGAAATCAAAGAGCGCATCACACTCAGCCAAGAACTGCTCGGCTGCGTCCTCGACCACCTTGATCTCCTCCGGGGTGGGTTTGAACTTCTTGATGAACAAGTCCTTGCCCTCACCCATACGCGGGTCGTAGGAAACGAACCAGACCGCCTTGCCCGTGACCGCCGCCTGTAAGGTCATCTGAGGTTTGTATTCCGCAGGGACTTCTTGGTTGGCTATGTACTTCATGTGGGTCTTGGTCTTGGGGCATTTGATCTCAATCAAGCATCCGTCAGACACGAATCCGTCAGGTGAACAGCCCAAAAAGGGTATACGCGGGTGGTCTATGAACCGAGTGTCCGTAACTATCAGGCCACAGACACTTTCAAACCTTTCCTTTGCCGCAGCCTCTTGTTCAACTCCCCACTCCATGTCCGAGGTGGTGTACTTATCCGCAAAGGTATTGGTGATCCGTTCCGCGACAATTTCATACCGTAGGTTCTCGCGCTCGGTGGATTCCTTACCAGACTTTAGAAAGTTCATAGCCGCCGCCATACGCGAAGCCGTGAGCTTGCCCAGCCGGTCGTTCCACCAGTTCCCATCAAGCTGGAATGGGTTGGCCTCACGCATCTTTAGCCCCCTTTAGTTCTGCGCCCTTGTGCGCGGCCTCAGTCCTAACCAGTTCACGTTCTTCCGGGCTCAGAGCTTTCCAAAACACCGATAGGATCTCAGGGCTCGATGCCTCATTGATCAGCTTGACCAGTTCCTCTTTAGACTTGGTCGCACGTTTCTTAGGCGTAGCTTGCTGGTGGATAGCGTTCTGAACCTCATTCGCGGAACCGAACTCCATGCCACCCCAACCCGCAGCCGCCAAGCATCGACCAATTGCGCTGGTCTCTGCGTTTTCTAAAGCGGATGTTGAGTTGATCTGGCTAGAGGCTCTGAACTCCTCTGCGTGACCCGTAGCGATGCACTTGCCTAGGTCTGTGTAGATCCGAGCTTGCATGATCACCACGGTATCGTCTGCCTTGATTATTTCGGTAGACAGTTCCCAATCCGGGTGAGCCTCGCGGAACTTCTGAACCCGCAACGCTACGGTCTGATACTCTTTACCTCTGATATTAACTATGCCTGTATTCAAGTTATTCTCCTTAGATAAACATTGCCATTATTGCTACTAGCGCAAGTAGAGCGCCACCTATTAGATCACCAAATTCGTCTTTAGTCATTTCGTTTCGCCTTAATCAAAATATATTCTGCGTAACGTGTCTTATCGTGCTGAAGCATTATGGTGTTGATCAACCACCCCTCATTACGCAAGGTAAAAATAATGTCAGCTAGGCGTGTCGCGCGGTACAACATAATCGCCTCCCAGCTTGTTATTTTTTTCTTGGTAAGTAAATGGTGCGCTACTTTTTCAATCTTAGTGCTTGGTGCTTTGCTCATCGTACTTTCTCCTTGTTTTATCAAACTCAGTTGCCAGCTCGATTAAGCGGGCTCTAGACTTCTCAAACGACTCCGGGTCACGCATAAAACTCAGGTCACGAACTGCTTGGGCAACGCCTAGACACTTGTAAGCAATCAGGTCTAGGTGCTGGATCGTTATCTTTTCTTCTTGTTCTTGTTGCTCAAGTTCTTGCTGGTGATGTTCTGCGTCAGTCATTTTGTTGCCTCACAGTCTTGGTGGTCGGTGATAAAACGCTCAAGGCAGTCATGGTCAGACGTAAAGATGCGACCCTTGCAATGAACGCATTGGTGGTAATAGCCTTGGGGGGTTGTTACTCTGAGTACATGGTCAACTGGATCGTCTCGATATATTGACCAAGCGGGTGATGTTGTCATTTATTCTCTCCGGTAAGGGGCAAGCCCCAGTTAATTATGCTCTTGATAAATACCTATTGCACTCAGCGCAATCGCAGGGAACAACGCCCCACTTAACAAAGTCTGTTAATTCTTTGCGTGTGTCAAATCCGCGCACATGGCACATTTCATCGTATAGCCGAAAGCCAGCGGGAAGATTGAGGATAAAAACATCTGGCTCATCTGTGTCTACATCACGTTGCCAATTTAATTTGTATTTGCTCATTTATTCTCTCCGGTAAATACGATCAAGTGACCGTAATATGAATAGTAAACTGTTTACTGCCCATGTCAACACTTTTTATCAATTATTTTGATATTCCCCTACAACTTGTGGGGTTATTGACTTCAGGGCTAAACAGGATATAAAATTGAGCCGTCAGCAAGGTGGCACTTGTTGGAACAAACCGTCAAGTAAGCAAGCCCGTATAAGTCTAGGGCGTGTGTAGAGTGGTAACTGATGAGGTTGGCTTGACGGCTCATTTGTTCCCATTTTGCTCATGCCAAGAGCCACGCTCTAGTCTTATGCGGGCTTTTTATTTGGTAGCTGGCTGCGCGAAACGCCAGCAAAGTAGAAGGCGGGGATGGGATAGAGG